GGGCGGGTTGAAACAAGTGCCAATATCTGGTCAACGATAAGTGGAGCACAGATAAACTTCAACAAGTTATCGACACATACGACAGGGTATAATCAAGGGATTAGGTTCAGAATAGCGGATAGTTCAAATACCGAGATATCGTCAAAATACCTCCTCGGAGTCTATTCTTCATCTGCCTATCAGTATATGTACCTCGGTGGGACTTACACCGATGCCGTTGTCCGCATCACTGATACAGGCGTTGGAATCAAGAAGGGCAATGCCAATCCGAGTTATGCCCTCGATGTTACAGGAAGTATTAACTCCACAACAGGTTATTATATCAATGGCACAAAGCTTCCCAATATAACAGTATCCTCGTCAGCCCCAACTTCATCGGATGGTTCTAATGGGGATGTTTGGATAGTGACTTCATAGTATGGCAACTGGTTCAACAAAATTAGTGGCAAGTACTTATGCGAGAAGTAACAGCACTTATGTTACTGTTACCAACGCATCAAATATGTATAAAGATACTGATGATACCAGTGCAACATACGCTACGTTATCTTCCACAAGAGCATCTACAACCACTTATTATGTTTATATAAGGGGTTTTAATTTTAGTGCACTTCCTGGTAATGCATCTGTCACGAGCTTTACAGTAAGAATTAAGGGATATGAGACCGGGCTTAATACGGGTACATCATATAGTCCTTCACTTGTTAATGGAACGTCTTTGATTTCGAGTACCACCGCTTCAACAAATTTCGGAACTACAACAAAAACTATTACTGTTCCAACTGGAGCGTTGACTTGGACCAAAATAGTAAATTACGGAAGTACTTTTGGAATACGCGTGACTGTAGGGAGGGCGGCAAGTGGCACTAAAGGATACCTGTATATTTATGGTGCAGAGATTGAGGTAAATTATACCTATACTCCGTATTATCTGGTTTACACTTCTAACCGAACAACTTCATCAATTGTTCCAGCTTCTGTATATGTTAAAGAAGGGGAGAGTCTAACCGTAAGCTATTATTCCTCCCGGAGTAACTGTCCTACTCTTATAGACAACGGGTCTAATGTTACATCTAGACAGATATTCATGACTAATCTTGGACCTGTGGAGTACACAGTGACAGATGTTCCGGCTCAGTCCGGTAAACCGACAGGTCATGATGGGTTTACACTAAATGCAAATGATTATTATGAGAGTACCAATAGTGGCGTAGCAAACTCAGTATCCCTTTGCAGAATTGATTTTTATACTGCAACAGGATGTTCTGTGACATTCTCTGTTATTAATTATGCTGAGGAAGGAAAAGATTATGGGTTAATTTCTGAGTTAGATACAACCTTAGCCGCTACGCCATATGACGACAGTGATTATGATGAAGATCCTGATAAGGGCAGTGTCTATTGGAACGGTAAAACCCATAATAGTGCATCTGTTCAAACTGTAACTTATTCCTCGATTTCGCCAGGAAAGCACTTCTTTTATGTGAAGTTCATAAAGAATGGCTCTGTTGATTCATACAATGATTCACTACAGTTTAAGGTCACAATAACACGCACCAGTGGAGACTCATCTTCGTATTGGGGATATACACTCTCTAATATAAGTGAGCAGCATCAACTTATTTATGAGTCACCAGCTTCGTCGTTGCCTATCCAGGTGAAACAGAATGGGTCGTGGACTACAGCACAAGATGTGATGGTTAAGAAAAACGGAGCATGGGTCGAGCCACAGCATATCTATGTTAAAGAGAACGGAACTTGGAAAATGATTAAATAAAAAGAATACACATGAAAAAAAAAGAAATTAAATCCGTACTGGAAACTTTGAAATCCATTAAACTTCATGGTGAAAAAGATGCAGATTTCACTAAATCACTAATAAAGAACCACCTATTTCTTCTTGGGGAAAATAAAAAACTCGAAGGTGAGATTGGAGATTTGGATACAGTATATCTTGGAGCATATAAAGAAGACAGGGAAAAGGTTGCAAATCTCCAACAAAAACTACAAAAAGAAACAGATACTGAGAAGCGGAAGAATATTATAGAAGAGATAGAATCCTATGTGGACTTCCTACAAGCTTTTGCTGACTTTAATAAGGCTCTGGGAAAATTGCTCGATGAAGAGATATCTATTCCCAATCCATTATCGTCTGAGACTTTTATATCATATATAAAAGATGATGATCTTTCTTTAGATGTGATTGAGGGACTATACCCGTTGCTTGGAGACTAATACTAATTAAACTATAAACATTATGAAAGATTGGATTAAATTTATTTTTGAAGCAGGTAAAGACAAGTGGATGCACTTCTGCGTATGCCTTATCCTCACTCTCAGTATCTTTGCAATCGGATATGCTCTTAATTTCGGTAAGATGGCACTTGTACCTGCCGTAGTTGTCACTGCACTTATTGGTGTGTGCAAGGAGATTTACGACAAGAAAAAGACAGGGCTGTTCGAGCAGGGTGATATACTGGCTGATATGTTCGGCATCATGGTCGGCTGTATTATCGCATTGATTATCGTCGCGTAACATCGAAATATAGTATTCTATTTAACAGAGGTAAGCGATTCGTTTACCTCTGTTTTTCGTGTCCCCTTTTGAGGTAGTTTTGTACAAGAATATTTATATATGGCTGAAAGTATTGCAAGATTCCCTGCACAGTGCCTTCCCTATAAATCCAAAGGGAAGAAGTGGAGGCGTGAAGTAGTTGACTGGGGAGCCACTAAGACATATTTCAATTTCGCTCCTGTACGGAAGAACGTCGTCAATATGAAGATAAACTACGATCTTCTTAACGGCAAGATACACATGGAGGATGTGGCTGCAATCCTTAATCCCGGCAATATATCCACTGCCTTCCTTCCTGACAAGATACAGCATTACCCGATAATCAACTCCAAGCTCAACACTCTTCGAGGCGAAGAGGCTGCGAGGGTATTTGATTGGAAAGCTATAGTGACTAATCCTGAGTCGATATCCAGGATTGAGGAAGAGAAGAAGCAGCAGTTTTTCCAAGACCTGCAGGGTATAGTTGAGGACCAGCAGATAACTGACGAGCAGGCTCAGGCCCAGGCTCAGGAACTGCAGAAATACTACAACTACAGTTGGCAGGATATCCGTGAGATCCGTGCTAATGAGATAATAAAACATTTCTCCAGGGAGCAGAATTTCAAGCAGATATTCAATGACGGTTTCGTGGATGCTATGACTGTCGGTCAGGAGATTTATGAAATCGGCATTGTCGGCGGAGAGCCTAAGCTGTCAAGGATGAACCCTATGAAGCTCCGTACTTTCAGGAGCGGATATTCCTCCAATATCGAGGATGCTGATGTCATTCTTTATGAGGATTATTGGTCTCCCGGCAGAATAGTTGACACTTACTATGATGACCTGTCACCTGCTGATATCAAGTACCTCAGTGATGAGATACCTGGAGAGGGCTATTATGACCCGGTTGGTCCCGCTGGCAATTATGACGACAGGTACGGACTCTTCAACGCATCCTATTTTGTCGGGGAAGACGGTGTAGACGTATCCAACAGGGAAGTCTTTGAGTCGTTCTTCGACGAACTTAATCTTTTGGACGGAGGCGTAGGTTCAAGCCTTCTGCCTTATGATGTCGTAGGTAATGTCAGGGTACTCCGTATATGGTGGAAATCAAGACGCAAGATACTCAAAGTTAAATCCTATGACGAGGAGACTGGCGAAGAAGAGTTCAATTTCTATCCTGAGACTTACATCGTCAATGAAGCGGCTGGTGAGGAAGCTGAGACTCTGTGGATAAACGAAGCATGGGAAGGAACAAAGATAGGCGAAAAAATTTACTGCCGTATCCGTCCATGCCTTGTTCAGTTCAATACCCTGTCTAATCCTTCAAGATGCCACTTCGGTATCATCGGAACCATCTACAACATCAATGAGAACAAGCCGTTCTCGCTGGTGGACATGATGAAGCCATACAATTATCTGTATGATGCCGTCCATGCCAAGCTCATTGACCTTATCGCTACTAACTGGGGTAAACTCCTTGAGCTTGATTTGGCACAGAAACCGAAGAACTGGGAAGTGGAGAAATGGATGTATTTTGCAAGGGCAAACAAGGTTCTCATTAAGGACTCGTTCAACGAAGGCTCCAAAGGCTCGTCTTCTGGTGTGCTTGCGGCAAGCCTCAACAACGCATCAAAGGGCTATATTGATGCTGATTGGGGCCAGTCAATCCAGAATTACATCAATATCCTGCAATGGACAAAGGACTCAATGTCAGATCTGGTAGGTATCAACAGGCAGAGGGAAGGAAATACCTACAGCCGTGAAACTGTAGGTGGCATAGAGAGAGCTGTCCTTCAGTCATCATATATCACAGATTGGCTTTTCCAGAAGCATGAGGATACCAAGAAGCGCGTGCTTGAGGCTTTCCTTGAAATGTCAAAGGCTGCGTACAGGGGGCGTAATGTAAAATTCCAGTATATCCTGTCCGACAACTCTATCAAGATGATGGAGTTTGACGGTGACGAGTTTGCTGAATCCGATTACGGTATTGTCATGGATAATTCCAACGATACTCAGAAACTCTATAATCAGATGGATGCCATTACTCAGGCCGCTATGCAGAACCAGTACAGGCTTTCGTCCATCATGAAACTCTATTCCTCAGCTTCCCTGTCCGAGAAGATGCGTACTCTTGAGAACTTCGAAGACGAGATGCAGAAGCAGCAACAGGAACAGGCCCAGCAACAGCAGCAGGCAGCACAGCAGCTCGAACAGATGCGTCAGCAGACTGAACTCCAGAAGATGCAGTTCCAGGATACACTCAACCAGCGTGATAACGAGACTAAGGTACGTGTTGCCGAGATTAACTCCCGTGCCGAGTACATGAGGCTCGGTATCTATGCCGAGGAGAATGACGAGGAGCTGGTTCATGAGAAGCTTGATATCGAGAGGGAGAAACTGGCAGAGGAGATAAGACAATTCGACGCTGAACTGAAGGCTAAAGATACAGAAAGGAAGGATAAGAAAGAACTGGAACTGAAGAAGATAGAGGCGCAGAAGCAAATTGCCAATAGTCGTAAAACCACTACAACCAAGAAGTAATGTTCACTAAGGCTCAAATACGTGAGATTGCCAGCAAGATATGTTGGTGGGGCAAGAAGGACAGCAGTCTTTCTGCAGTGTCCGCTACTGCTGATGACACTCTGGTCGTGGTTAAGGACGGTGAGAATCGAAATGTGACTGTTTCTGATTATCAGGAATTCATTGCTGACGGGTTTGATGATGGTGTCCAACGACGTCTTAGGGGACAGGCTGTTTGTCCTAGTGGTGTCACGCCTCATATATTTGGTTTTTCAGGATCAGGAAGTGACACAACACCGCATCCAGAATATTATGATGTAGGACTTCATGTTGGGTTTCATGTTGTTTTCTCTGCTTACGCCGAAGGCTGTGCAAGAGTTTATCGGACAGTCCTTGGATGTAAGGAACATAGTACATCTGCCGCAAACAGGACAATTATAGAACTGAACCTCTATCCTACAGTAACATTCTTTGTGAAGACCCAGCTTCCGAGCGGAACACACGTGGAGTTGGGACCTATAGATGTTTATATTGATGATGTGCTTGTAGGACGGACAGATGCTGATATGGACGAGGACGGCTACGAAAGGGTGGTGGTCTCAGATGTAGACCCAGGTTCACACACGTTCATGGTTTTCATGCAGGGCGCCTCTGGTGAACAGTCAAGGACTATAAACGGAATCTTTTCGGTG